ACTACATCGTCTGTTTCCAAGACGAGTTGTTGAGTCAGTGGAAACGTAAGAGGTCTAAACGTAAATTTAGTTTCGGAAGAAAAGTCCAACATGGAACCTTAGGTAGAGTTAAGGACAAATTAAAAAAGAATACATCTAACCACATGTTAGAGAGTTCTGTACCAACGACTCAAACCTGTCCAGAATGTGGTTGCTTAACCAAACATAGTTTAGATAAGAGAGAATACCATTGTAATCACTGTGGTTTCGAGAACGCAGATAGAGACGTTCACTCTGCGAATATGATGGTACTATTGAGCGGGTATGGAACGTATCGCTCGTTAAACACGGATGCTGTTAGCGCCGAGAAGATGGTTAGTCTTTTAGACGGTCTATCTGAACTTGGTGTGGTAGTTACTACCAACAGTGTGTAAGCCTACTGCCTTCAGGTGGTAGGTAGTTCATAATATAAATTGTCAGAGAAACAAGGAGTGATTGCATGGAATTAAACGCAGAACAAATTCAAACAGAACTATCACTCATACAGGCTGGGTTAAAAGAGCAATCAGTTATTGTTAATGTAATGGCGATTCTTGATGGTTACCAGTTTGTATGTAAAAAATATGAATTAGCGTGGGAATGTCTAAAAGAAAAGGCACAAGATAATGTTAATGCAACGCTTGATGATATTGTAGACGCTGTAAGGCAAGGTAATGAAAGTTTAACACAAGACGATATTTTTACGATTGTTTCACCTTGTTATAACTCATTATCCGGTACCGCTGTTAAACTACAACGTTATGATGTTGTAAAAAAGGTAAACAGTGAAGTAGTACAAGCGTCAGAGGACATTCTGAACGGTGCAGAAGATGTATCAGGTGGTTTAATTCGTGTGATGTCAACGTTAGAAGATATCAACACAAGAATTATAAGTAATACGACTTATGAGTCTTTTACATCTAAGTTTAGAGAAATCGCAGATGACGCAGTAAACCCAGAAGCACCTGTTGTTAGTGTTGTACCGTCACCATGGAAACAGTTAAACAAATACTTAAAAGATGGTGGTATCGGTAGCGGTCAGTTAGTTACGATTGCGGCCCGGACTTCTGTTGGTAAGACTATCATGGCAACGAACTGGGCAGCCCATGCGGCCTCACTTGGTAAAAAAGTAATGTACGTCTCGCTAGAAGTTGATGAAGTCGATATTATCAAGCGTATGGTTGCATATAGTAATGATATCTTCTTAAATGACTTATCACCAACAAGAGCGTCTAATAATGATTTTGCAAGAGAAAAAATCAATCAAGCGTTTGCCAATATTGAAAACTGGGATGTCGTGATTGATGATGAGCCTGGTTTAACGCTTGGTAAAATCACAGCAAAAGCATACACAAAAAAGAAAACAGACGGTTTAGATGTCTTGTTTATTGACTATCTAGGGTTAATTTCTATTTCAGGACGTAGTAAACGAGAAGAAATGGCTACACTATCAAGAAGTTTCAAGGTAATGGCAAGACGTTTAGGTATACCTGTTGTTGTTTTAGCACAGATTAACCGTGAGCGTAGAGGTGACGAAGACCCTATGCCACATTTATCAGATATTAAAGACTCTGGTGATATTGCCAACGATAGTGATGTAGCAATTCTATTACATAGAGATTTGCATGATGATAGTATCGAAAAGAAAATGACTGTTTTACTTGAAAAGAACCGTGGTGGGCAGACTGGTAAGTATATGTCGTTCCCGATTGAATTGGCGAAAAACCAAATTCTTGATAATACAGATGAAGAAGAATTACAAGGTTTTGGTGAGAGTGAAAACACAGTACAGACAGATAATAGTGAAGAGGATAAGCCATTATGGTCAGATGATGTTGAAACGTTTGAAGATGAGAATGAAGATGAGGATATCTTTGCAGGAGCCTTTGATTGATGAAACATAAATTAGAAAAGCAAGTGAAAAAATCGTTGTTTGCGAATGATGAGGCATTGTTGCAAAACGCAAAGACAAGAGATTTTCAAGAAGATACCTGTAGTGATAAACGTTCTAACATTTACCAATTCGCCAATACTGTAGGGAAAATTATTTGTTCTACAGATAAGACCACAAATATAGCAGTTGCCAAGAAGAGAATAAGAGAATTATACACAAAATATGTTGTTTCTGGTAATATGACAGAAGAACATTTCAGAGATATCATGGTTGTGATTGCACAAACAGGTATGCAACTTACAGACTGGAGTATTTCAGTAATTGATATGCGTATTGGTAACGGTGAGTTTGCAGATGTGATAGAAGAAACAAGAAAGCAGAAATATAAAGAGTTAGATATCAGTGAAATGGATTGGTGGTTAGATGGCTAGAGAAGATATTTTAGATAACATTATACAGTGGCGAGCGTTGCTACATCTTAAAGGCTATGGTCAGTATGCCAAATTAAAATTCAATCAAGGTGCAGACAGAGTGGTCAGAAAATATCTAGCCAACAATGGAACATTTAGGGTTGCATTATTCACAAAAGACGAAGTGGCCAACAAGAAAAATGCGTTTGTATTTGCAACCCATTTAATTAATGCTGGTATTCAACCTGAAGCAGTAATGATTGTAACAATGGACCAATGTCTTGAAGCAATGTGGGCAAGGCCAGAAGCAGAGTTTAACAAACAGACGATTTTTGATAGAAAGACACAGTTATTAATGGTTATCGACTGTTATAAACCAGACGAGAAAATGAACAATCTTAATGCTAATCTAAAAGCAACGCAGTTTAAAGACGCATTTAAGAATTATTGCAGAAGCAACCCACATATCAACATCATATTAGCCTCATCAGATAGCGAATTAACGCCAGAAAACTGTTTATTCAGTTTCGATATAGATACAAATAAAAAACATGCATTTCATATAGTTCAAGGAGAAAATAAAAGATGATTTTAAAAGTAAACACAGCACAGTTTGTCAATCTAGCAAAGACAGTTACAAAAGCAGTTGGTAAAGATTTGTCGAGTCAATTAGTTATGGCAGTAAACGAGAATAAGACGCTTGAATTAGCGTATTATTCAGCGTCAGCCGTATTGTCTGGCAGAATGAATTTTGTAACAGAAGGAGATGCAACACCAATTGAGTTATGTCTATCAGGTACACAGTTAAAGACAGTGACAAGTCTTATTCTAGTAAGTGAAAACAGCACAATCTTAGAAATTGATGATATCTTAACAATCAAGGCAGGTTCATCAGAATTTAAGGTACCGGTTATTGACGCACCTATCGCAAAAGCAGATACAAAGACAGTTGAATATGGTACAGTACCAGCAGTTGAATTTATCAAGGTACTAAGTGATTTATCTAAACTATTATCTAATGATAGTATTTTACAAAATCACCCAGCCTCTTGTTTAAACTTGATTGCAAAAGATAATGAATTGAATATCGTTGCAACTAACACCTTCGGTCTTGTTGAAAAGAAGTGTGCTTATGATGGTGTTGATTTTAGCGTACTGTTAAAGCCTGCGCAGGTTGCAACATTACTTAACCAATTTGCGCCTGGTGATACGATTACACTTATTCATAATAAGTCACGTTTTGGTTTCTATAATGCAGACGATGTGTTACACCTTGTGTCAGTTGCGAATATGAAGCCTTTAGAGTACGCAGTATTTAAGAATACAGCAGTTACGGAAAAGTGCTTTACAGCCAATATTGAAGATTTCCGATATGCAATTCAGGCTATGATGCGATTAAGCCCGGACAGCAATCAGATTTGGTTAAATATTAAGGATGATAAGATTGAGTTTAAGAACACAAATAAAGACACGATTGATGTTGCCTTAGACGAAGCCGTAGGTGATACATCTACTGTTATCGAGTTCGGTGCCCAGACATTAAATATCTTGTCAAACTATATTGATGATAAGATTCGTGTTTGGTATGGTTCAGAAGATGGCAACCACATCTTAAAGTTTGAAACATTAAAGAAGAACGCAGATAACACATTCACAGTTGACGATACAGTGTTCATTACAGTCGGCGTATCTATCATGCATGTCTAAAAATCAAGGCTCTTAACATAGAGCCTTTTTGATATATGAAGTAGTAAAGGAGTAGTACGTATGTTTAAGAAAATACTAATATCTCTAATTGTATGTTTTAGTCTTACACAATCTGTATATGCAGAAGATGTTGAGATACCAACAGATGGTGTAAAAATAGATGTCGAGCGTAAGGCATTAGAGAGTGATAATGCGACCGGTGCTGTAGATATTAAAATTTACAATAACACAAATCAAGAAATTGGCGTTTTGATATCGTCACAGCAAAGTATCGGTTGGTTAATAGATAAAGAAGTTGAAGAAGATTACAGGGTTGGTTCAATCAGTAGCGATTATCATACAGTCACACTGTACGTAAAGCCACACCGTTTCGTTACAAAGAATGGTTTTAATACGATTATGATGGAAGAAAAGGAACAGTTAAATGCGCCTGTTGCCATCAACTATTCCGTCTATACTGATTTAGACACACTAAAGAAAGTGGACATCAATAATCAAGAGAGCGTAAGTAACGCATTAACAAAAGGCTTAGATAATGGTGTATTTAATCTGAATAAAGACGATACAGACTCATTTAAGAATAATTTGCCTGTAACGGAAACTATTGAAGATGATATTAAGGCAGTACTGTCACCGAAAGAAAAGAAAACAGTTACAGTAAATAAGGGTAATATTTTTGTACCGATTGGTGTTGCTTCAGTAATAGCCATTGCAGGTGTTACGTTTGTTATTCTTAAAAAGAAAGGAATTATTAAACTATGACATTTATAGCGATTGCGTTAACATTATTTGGGCTAGACTATTTCTTAGGTTGGTTCCAGATTCCTAATATAACAACAGGCTTAATTTTAGCCTTGTGGTATACAGTTTTAGTCAAAGTTGTAAAGCCACTAGTTTCTTTCTTGTCATTACCGTTAAATCTGTTCACATTAGGTTTGACATCATTAGTTATCAACACGCTACTAACAATGGTATTGTTCTCATGTTTCAATATTCATTTCACGTTTTTACAAACTATTTTTGTAAGTATTGTAATCTGTGTTGTTTCAAGTATTGTTAAAGGAGTTTTGGGAGATTAAAGTATGGCACTATCATTAAGAGAAAGATTAGAATTAGCCGCTAAAAATAGCGACTTTGCAACAGATAATACACAGACAGCGGACAACGAGCAGGAAGAGGCTTTCCAGAGCGAGGAAGACCAAGACGAAGAAGATGTCGTTGAAGAGCAAGAAACGTCTGGAAATCAACGTACCGAGCCGGTGGGTGATATTAGAGCGGTTGTCAACAAGGTTTTACTAATTAACGAACTTTTAAGCACTTATGACGAGCA